TTTCTGGGCGTTTCTCCTCATAATTCTGTCGAGCAGATGTACGCTGGCAAATGGAACAGCGCGCCATGCGGCTGCCACGAGCCGGTTAAGCAGAGCCTCGTCCTTCCGCAGTTCGCGGACGTACTCATCAGGCGAGTTTCGCAGGTTCTCCTGCTCGGAGAGGATGGCGGTATTGCAACGCTGGCAGAACTCCATGACCTGCGCGATTTTGTAGACGATCTCGCCGGAGTCTTCGTCGGTGCTCTGGTTGTCGTGGATGCGCAGGACTTCGCAGTCGAGCCTGTCGTCAAATCGGTGGAGTAGACAGAAATCAGAGCCTTCGAGATAGCCAAGCATGATCTCGGCCTCGATTGGCTTCAATTTCAGGCCATAGCTCTCGTCGGCGATTGCAATAAGCAGTTCGGGCGTTTTTACGATGTCCATGTTCATTTTTCCTCCGGCGGCTTGGGCAGCGGCATCCAGAACGGAACGTCCACAGGATGAAAAATTGCATTCTCCCAATATGTGATGTCAACGTGCTTGACAGCGGCTCCCCAAACAATGATTCTTCCGAGTCTGTCAGCATCCGCTTCTGTCGGCGGGTCATACTTGGAATTTCTCCAGCATTGACCGGCCACTTCCTGCGGGGTAGCTTCTGGCTGGGTGTCGATATAGTTCTCCACATCCCGTAATGTGTGGATATGGCCTACCTTCATGCCCATGCGCAGGAACTCTTTCAGCATCTCAGCTTCAAGATACCGTTTCTTACTCATAAGGTGTCGTCCTCCTCTGCCTCAGCAACGTAGCACCAGCTCTGCGGAGGTTTCCGCAGCATACATCCGTTGATGGCGCAGGTGGGTGGTTCCATATAGCTTCCAGACGGCTGATAATGCTCGCAACTCTCATTCCCACAGACATCGGTTCCGTTCATGCTTTGAAAATCAAAACGGCAGAACTCGTTCAGACTTCGGGGCTCATCGTAGATTTTGAGGTCGGAGATATGCCAGGCATATAAGAACGGAGCCTTTCCGGCATATTTGCTCAGGTCCGCTCTGCGAATGCAGGATTTTTTTACATCCGTTATCTCAACGGCAATATCATCATTTCCAAACTCATTGAGGGACAGGTAGCAATAATCAAAATTGTTGTCGATTCCCATCCGCTGGATAAAGTCTATACCGTTGCAAGTAAACTCGCCTACAACCATCCCATTTGCTTTACAGTCGAGCGAATCGTGCGGCCTCAAATCGAAACGAATACGGTTTGCGGCTTTCCAGTAGAAAAGAGGCGCACCATTTGTGCAATAGATGTAGCACTTGAAGGGCTCTGATATTACAGATGGCATCGTCTTACGGATTTCTACCGTCTTTTCCTTTGTGATGATTTTTTTGCACCACTCAGGCCGAATGCTGATGAGGACTGCTTTATTCTTCAGGGACATCGACATCCTCCTTCTTCATCAAGCGGTACTTCCAGCGGGCGAGCTTCTGCTCCATGATCTCGACCATCCGGTCGCCGACCGCATCACACATATTGCAGGGGTCGTTGTCATCCAGCTCGCCGCCGAAGAAGACGATGCAGCAAAGGTAAACATCGGCCAGCTCCTCGACCAGATTCTCGAAAGCGTCCTTCTCAGACACCGGCGTGGGATTCACACCGCTGCGCACCCGGCGGAGCTTCAGAGCCGCCTTGGACGCTTCCACGCATTCTTCCGCCATCTGGGCGAGGATTTCTTCTTCAGGCAGGGCATCGAAAATCTTGATTTCAGGCATTGCGGTCCTCCATCTTTGCGCCACAATTAAGGCAGTATTTTGAGCACAGAACTATAACCGGTCCTACAGTCTTTCCGCAGACAGAACAATTCCACGCTTCATCGTATCTATCTTCGCACCGAACCCAATGTCCCACAGGCCGTATACTTACCGGGTCAACAGCGGGGGCTTTCATCAGGTCATCGGCAAACCCGGAAACGAGGTTCGCAACGCTTTCCTTGACAACGCCCGCGTTGTAGTCGAGATGGTTCCCGGAGGCCATCAAGGTTTTGGCCTCCTCCAGATTCTTCTTCGCCGCATCGTTCCATCCGTTAACGATGGGTACCACGTTAACTAACCGTATGTCGCTCATTTTTTATCTCCTTTCAGACAAGCCACTGGGCCATCATACTATCAAACTCCGAGAAGCTGGTGCAGTGCAGTTCGGCTTTCTGTTCATCGGAGAGAGCGTTGAACAAATCCATCAAAACTGCATCGTACATCGCTGTATCGACATCGAGGCTGTTATGCAGGCAGTACGAGGTCCACAAGGCCACAAGCTGGTTCTGGCAGGCATCGTTGTAGAAATCTGTCGTGTCATCCTTGACGTAATCAACGAGGAACTGCCATTCGGACTTCTCGGCCATCCAGATCACCTCCAATCTTGTAGGTCTTTCCCCGGCTGCGGCCAGTCCCCTTGCAGTACTCCGCAATCCAGATCGTCTTGCCGCTCTTATAGTGGCGGAAGTGGCCTCTTACGGTAAAGGAACAGGCCGGGCTTGCATGGTGGCCTCTGGGAACCACTGTGAGCTGTTTTCCAGCCGAGTGAATGATGTATGTGGTGTTGGCTGTATGCGGCTTTGTGGAGCCCATGCGCTTGGCGGGAGCCTTTGTTGAGGCGGCGGATTTCTCGCCCCTGATGCCGACCGCTCCATACGTCATCAGCGCCATCAGGGAGCCATACACAGTCAAAGCGCCCTGTTCGGTTTCGGCGGGGTTGCAGTCCGCAGGGAGCGTACTCACTTTCTTTTTCCACAAGCCGTTGCCCAGCGGAGCGAAGACAACGTGGCCGAGCTTCCGGGCCGGGCTGTCGAGGTAGAGCTTCAGCTTCTTGTCAGAGCGGAAGCACTTAATGGAGATGCCGCTCTCGACAATCTGGATTTCCACTTCTCGCAGGGGAACCGGCATCGAACGAACCAGATCGTTGTGCTCATCCCGCCATGCAAGGAGCTTTTCGATGTCCGCTGCTGTGACCACGATCTTGTCCATCATCCAGAATCCCTCCCAACGAATGTGCCGGCATAAAGCCGCCCGCCGATCATGTAGTGGTAGTATTCATGCCCACGCTGGATGTCGGCCTGTCTGCCGGGCATGGGCCGCAGAACCAGCGGATGCCCAGCAACCTGCACCACATACTCTCCAGCGGGGATGAGCGCTGCCATCCACGGCTCCACCGGGCTGGCCCGAGCCGGGCAACCATCCATGCAGCAGGTGGCAGTAATCGGGTCCACGTTCATGGTGAACATGGAAAGCTGCTCATATCTGCTCATTTTGCCACCGCCTTTTTGATGGTGAACCGCCATCCCGGCCCATAGGCCATGCGGTACTCGGCAAGCATCTTCAGAGCTTCGGGCCGGGTGTCGAACTCGTCGATGTCCTCCCACGGCTGGCCGGGATATTTACCTCTGATTTTGTACACTGAAGCCCACCTCCTTGACCGCCGCGCCGTTCTTGTCACACCAGACCCACTTGTTGCCGAGCGGCCGCTTGGTATAGCCCTTGTTGAGCATCTGGCGTTCTTCCTCGGCCATCGGGTCATGCCACTGGAGACCGCGAGCCTTGTAGAGCGGTTCCCAGTGCGATTCGTAAAAATCGTAACCGGCACCGTCAATGCCGAAGAAGTAGCCGAACTCGTCAGACTGATAGACGCGGAAGCCGCAGTCAGACATGGCTCGAAGACCGCCATTTTCCTCAAGCCACCAATCATCAATGTTGTCGCCAAACGACCACATCGTTCCCCACATCGGAAGAACGCCGTCCCGTTCAACATCAAAGTCATCTTCCTCGGCGGAAACGAGCTTGCCATCATACAGCTCGATGCAGTACAGATCGCTCTCCTCGTTATAGCTCTTGATGGTGCCGCAATGCTCAAGGCTGTCAACCTCATCGGGCAGATCATAAACGTATACGGTGTCACCGGCAGCAGGCTTGGTGATTTCGGTCCAGTCATCGGTGTTCATGCCCATCAGCTTCTCAATCATCCCCTGTGGGACGGCATTCATTTCGCGGACCCACGCTTCAGCAGCGTCACGGATGGTGCGATACTCAAAGGTCATAGCAAATTCCTCCTTAATCTCCGATACTGAGGTAGTCGGAGTAAACGGTATCATCTTCCTTGCAGTAGTAGTAGCTGCGGTCGCCGTAAGATTCCCAGTCGAGAAAGATGAAGACAAGTTTCTTGCCGTTCCGTGCCGCCTCAACGGCAGTCGGGAAAGACTTGTACTTGTGTGCCTTCAAGAACTCGTTGAGTGCTTCCTTCGATGGAAGAATGGTTTTAGTAGCGTCGTTCTCCATGCGGATGCTTCCCCTTTCAGATGGACGCGCAGAAGTCGCCGAGCTTCTGCCACAGGTGGAACGTCTTCCGGCTCATCTGCACGGTATCGGGAACGCCCCGGCCGACCGTCCAGTCGTGAGCCATGCGGAACAGCCGCCCTGCGGCCTCCCGCTCCGATTCGCTGAAGTCGGCCAGCCATGCCCTGCGGCGGCGACCGCTGCTCCAAGTGCAGCCGTAGCGAACCATGCAGATGAGGTCGTACGGGATGTTCGCCCGGACTTCCTCAACGGTGAGCTTCATCATCTGCTTTGCCATATCACTCATCCTCCTTAATCCTGAAAAAAGCCATTGCGCTTGCCTTGATGCTGCTCGGCCATCCGTCCGGGTAGGGCCGCTGCGTACCATCCGTAAAGGGAACAATCGCGGTGGCCTCTACGGCCAACATCTCACCTTCGTACTGGTAGGGGCGGCAGCGGAATGTGCGGAGCTGGATGCTCTCGCATTCCATCGTACCGGCTCCCATACGCCGCAGATCATCCGCATTGCGTGCTGCATTCGGGTCATACCCGGCGGCTTTCATGTGGTCCAGAACCGTCATATCAGGCAACCTCCTTTCTGACAACATTCAGGCAGATGTAGAACCGGCCATCGAGGTCTTCAACCTCCCAGAAGTAACCGCCGGTGTACTTGCCATCGGTCAGCGCCTTGTCCTGCCAGAAGCCTTCCTTGATGCACTCCGTGATGGTCTCCTGCCAGCCATCAAAGCGCTCATCCCCGGCCAGCGCCTTGAAGAAGCGGTTGACCGCAGTCTGCCACATCTTGCAGTCGGTGATGAGGTCGGCGCAAACCATGCCGTTCGGCTTGTTCACGATGGCGACCAGATCAACGTCCTGCCGGTGTTCGTCCTGCTCGAAAGCCTCGAAGCTGCTGTATTCTTTCACCTTCAGCATTTCTAAATCCTCCGTGTTTTGGTAAGTTGTTTTCTGTATCTTCATTCTAACTTACCAGTCTGGTAAGTCAAACGTATGCTGAAGTTTTCACAAAAAATTTTACGGTATTCCGAAGATACTTTATGGAGGCTTACCCTACTTTACGGCTGAACCTTTCCCAGAACTGCTTGGCGATGTAGGGGCTGACCGGGGTGATGGTATGATGCTGGCATCCAGAAAGCTGGTAGAGAACGGTGAAGTAGTTCCCGGCGGCATCCTCGAACAGCTCTACATAGAAGTCCTCGAACATCGCGGCCTTATTCGAGCAGAGCGATTCGGCCTTGCGGGTGTCATATCGAACGCCGTCTACGGTCTGCGCTACGGCGGGGCTGGTGCTGTTGCCCAGCTCCGGGAGGCCCGCACCGTTGGCATCACTCATGGAGACCTCGTACCCGGCAAAGTGCAGAGCCTTTGACAGCTCATCGAAGGTGAGCGAGTTGTTCTTTAGCCGCCCGCTGAGGTTCTGCGGGGTCCAGCCCATGTGTTCGGCCAACTCTTTCTGGGTCTTCCCTGCTCCAGCAAGGGCTGCGCGTACCATATCAGATGCTCGCATACCATCAGCCTGCCTTTCCAGCCAGAACCCGATTCAGCAGGCTCTCGTACATGGTCTGGAGCATTTCACACTTGGCTTTCGCTGCGGCCAGCTCCGCAGCCATGTTCGGATTTGACGCAGGCGTAGATACCTTGACATCCCGGATGACCGGAACTTCTTTCGTGACCTCCACGATTTTCTCTACGGGCTTTCCAACTTCCAGCTCCAGCGAGATCAGCATTGCAACCTCCACGTTGGTCATCTCTGCCGGGGTCAGGTGGGCCTTGTTTCCCAGCAGGCGGTCAACCGATACGGTCGTAATCTGCTCACAGATGGCAGTGCTTTCGCGCTCAGAGCTGCGGATGAGAACGTGCGTCGGCAGGTCTTTCTTCGGTTGGGTGGTCAGGTATACGACCTCTACCGTCTCTGAACTGGCGTTGTTCTTCTCGTTAGAGACGATGATTGCCGGGCGGCCTGCCGCCTGCTCACAGCCGGTGTAGTTGTTCTTTCTCACATACCAAATGTCGCCACGCTTGATTTCCATACTCTTACTCCTCCTTTGCCTGACGCTTCAGCTCGGAAGCATCAATGGTGATGCAGGTGGTGTTGGCGACGATGTTATCGGCAATCCCCTTTCCATGCTCATCCAGCAGGGACTCCAGCGAGGTCGCGGTGAGCCGCAGGGCAGCGACCATGAACGGGAAGTCCATCATGTCATACCGACTTACAACACCCATCAGCTCTTTGGTCATCGCGGTGACGCACTCGGCAGAAATACTGCGGGCATCATCGGGCTTGTTTGCAAGCACTGCCAGCGTCATTCGCAGCGCATAGGGTATCGTTTTCTCAGCCATTGTCTTTGTCCTCCCTGACTGCGTTTTTAAAAGCAGCCTTATTATTCCTTCTCCATAGGACTGGGTCATAGTCGAAACATTGTGAACCAGCGTGATAAAGCATTGGCATACATCCATGCGTATAAATCGGAAGTACGCATCCCTCTTTTGTATACCACACGCAGTCTTCAAAGTGGCACTCAGTACGAAATTTCTCCCAGTGACGAATCATATACTCGTCTGTGTGCCTTCTTTGGCTGTTCTGCATCAGGTATGAAGCTCCCCTGCTGTGTCGTTCATCGAACCATTTCCAAATGGTAAGACGGTCGGTTCCTGCGGGAAAGTCCATGAATGGCTTCTCCAATTTTTCAGTGTCAGGGTTCACAGGAATTTTTTTGAATCTTTTCCACTGTTCTTCAAGCAACGCATCGCGTTCTCTCAGCGTATTCATTACCAGCGCCTCCCCAGAAAGAATCTTACCAGCCATACAACAGCCATCGCCCCGGCGAGTGCCCAAAAGGCGGCGCAGAGGATGTCCGTGGCCGTTTCGAGCCACTGATCTACTACAATTTGCCATGCCATCATCATTTTGCCTCCCCTCAGCCGAATACCAAATCGCCGAACAGTGCGTGCTGGACAATCTCGTCTGCACAGGTGGCATCAATCTGGCCGCAGTCAACGGAGCCATCAGTGCTGTCCACAACGTCGCAGTTGGCGTAGCAATTTTCGAGCCACTGCTTAAATCCGGCGAGGAACTTGTCGAGGTCGAGGATGTAGCAGGTCTTGTCATCCTCAAACGGTTCTTCGAGCCAAACGGCGAGCTGTCCACCACGAGAAATCTGTTCACTTGCGTACTCCCCGAGATACTTGCCCTGCACAACAACGCGCCTGCACCAGTAGTTGATGCCGCCCTCCAGCGCAGAAACCATGATGTCATCGACATCCTGCTGGGTCAGCCGAGCCGTAATCTCTGCATGAACCTCAAACTTCTTTTCATCGGTCATCTTTCTTCATCCTTTCATCAAATTGTCGGGTCAAAAATCAGGCCATCCCACTTGCCGTTCAGACGGTCGGGGTACTTCCCGGTCGGAACCATGTACCTGTCCGGGACTTCCGGCGGCAACGGCCGCTCGTTCCTCAAATCCATACCAGCGTCGAACATCGAGAGCTGCACGGTCTGGTTGGTGCGTTCCCGCAGGAGCCGATACCAGTAGATGATGTGGTTCCGAACAGGGTTCAGATTCACGCCATCCGGCCATGCAGGGTCAGAACAGCCGTTCTTCTTCAGGTCATCCCAGTGCTTATACTCAGCGTCCAACTGCTCCCTGATTTGGGCTTCCGTCATCTTCTCAGGCGGGATATATGCGCTCATGTCAATCCCCCCTAGGCTCACAGCTTATTGATGCTGGTAACGCTCTTGCCGTGAGCGCGAGAATATCCATCCCACATCTGCCCACTGATTTCATAAGCCTCAAGCTCGGTATTGGCCTCTTCAATCAGCTTCATGTACTCTTTTTCACCTAAGCGTTCTTTTACCAGCGTCTTGAAAATCGCATTATGCGCATAGTTCAGCTGTTGATCTGCTGCTTTGCGGATAGCTTTCAGCTCACCGAGCTGTTCTTGTTTTTCGGCAAGGGCCTTTTTGGTTCGCAACCACCAATCAGTTCTGCGCTTCTGCTCAGGAAAGGGCAGGAGCTTATGCTGAGCAAGCTGACGATTGAGGTCTGCAATCTCATGGCCAAGCCGTTCGATGTTCCGGTCGTAATAGCCGTTATCGTAGCCGAATTCATGTCCGCATTTAGGACATCTGAGCTGTTTCATTTTCGTTCTCCTCTCGTGTGATGCGGCCGCTCGTCCATGCTCCGGCATAGGTTCCGATTTCGGGGAGCCGGGTCAGCAGGGCGGTCTTCATGCACTCCAGATACCGCTTGTACTTCGTCCGCTGGAGGCCGGAGAGCCATGCGTTCTCACAGTCGGAATAGCTGTCCTTCTGAACCAACTCCACGGCAAGCGACCACTCGTTGTCCTCCACGCAGATGTAAAACAGCTCGTTTTCGAGGATGACCCGACGCTCATTGCCGAGCCAGACGTTCGAGTTGGCCGCAGGCTGAAAGCTGGGACAGAGCTTCCGCAGTTCGGCACAGAAGCATTCGAGAACGTCTTCTTCCTCGTAACTGCTCCCGACCTCATCAAGAAGCCATTCATCGCCCGAAAGG